GACAAGGTGGATCGGGAGGACCCGGTGGTCAACCTCCTAATGCTGGTTCTAGTGGAACAGTTAATACTGGTGGTGGAGCTGGTGGAAATAATAATAGTGGCGGATCTGGTATAGTAATAATAAGGTATAAATTTCAATAATTATGACAAGTAAAATTAAAGTAGATAATATAAATAAAGTTTCAGATGATTCAAACATCATCAAAAAATGTGGAACAACTACTACAATCGGATCAGGAGCAAGTAATCCTATTGTTGTAGATGGCTCTGCAGTTACATTAGGTCGTTGTGGTGGCACCGTTGCTTTAGCAAGTGGTGCAACACAGACAGGTTTTGGTAGAACAGGGACTGTTGATTGGCAGACATCAAGCATTAAAACAGCAACTTTTACAGCTGCAAATGGCGAAGGTTATTTTGCAAACACTTCAGGTGGTGCATTTGTAATGAATCTTCCAGCAGGAACAGCAGGTAATATTGTGTCTGTTGTAGATTACACTAACACATTTCAAACAAACAATTTAACAATTACACCCAATGGTTCACAAAAAATAGGTGGTATTGCATCTAGTTTTGTAGCATCTACAGAAGGACAATCTTTAACTTTGGTTTATGTTGATGATATTGAAGGTTGGAAAAGTGTTCAAGATTCAACAACTGCAGCTACAGGTAATCCTAATTTGATAGCAACAGGTGGTACAATTACAACATCTGGAGACTATAAAATTCATACATTTTCAGGACCAGGAACTTTTACAGTAGCTAACGCATCAACAACTGCAGCTAATAACATAGTATCTTATCTAGTACTTGCTGGAGGTGGAGGTTCACCTGGTGGAGGTTTTGGTGGTGGAGGTGCAGGAGGTTTTAGAGAATATAAAGGACCTGCAGATTCTTATACAGCAAGTCCACTTAATGGTAATCCTTGTGGAACAGCAGTTACACTTACAGCACAAGCTTATCCTATAACAGTAGGTGGAGGAGGAACAGCTGGAATTGCTCCAGGAAGTCCTAATCCAAATAATGGAGGTGTAGGAAATCCCTCAACTTTTTCAACTATAACATCAACAGGAGGAGGAGCAGGTAAAAATAATTCTTCTTCTATTCCTATATCTACTGGTGGTTCTGGTGGAGGTGGAAGTAGAGATTCATCAGCGGGAGGAACAGGAAACACTCCTCCAGTAACTCCTCCTCAAGGAAATAATGGAGGAACTGGAATTTTTGCGGCACCTCAATATGGTGCTGGTGGTGGAGGAGGTGCAGGTGGCACTGGTTCTAATGGCACTAGTTCTGCAGGAGGAAGTGGAGGAAATGGAACTACAAGTTCAATTAATGGATCACCTGCTGCAAGAGCCGGAGGTGGTGGAGGCGGTACTTATGGTGGTGCAAGTGGCGGAGCTGGAGGTCCAGGCGGTGGTGGTGATCAACAAAACAATGGTCAAGCAGAAACTGGTGGTGGAGCTGGAGGTTCTGTAGGAGCAGGAGGAGTTGGTTACGCAGGTGGTGGCGGTGTAGTAATATTAAGGTATAAATTTCAATAGGTAAAAATTATGAGTGAAGTAAAAGTAAATAAAATTAGTCCACGATCCGGTACAACGGTAACCCTAGGTGATAGTGGCGATACGTTTACAATTCCTAGTGGTGCAACAATTAATAACCAAGGAACGGCAACAAACTTTGGTGCAACAGGTTCAGCGTCTTGGACAACAACAGTTAAGACAACAGATTTTACAGCAGTTGCTGGCGAAGGATATTTTATAAATACAACAAGTGGAGCAATAACAGTAACTTTACCATCATCACCAAGTGCTGGGGCAGTAGTTGCAGTAAAAGATTATGCAAATACATTTGATACAAATAATTGTATATTAGCTAGAAATGGTTCTAATATCGGTGGTGTAGCTGTAAATTCAACTATAACAGAAGAAGGTATAGCAGTTACTTTAGTTTATGTGGATGCAACAAAAGGTTGGTTAGTTACAGATTCAGGTTTACAATCAGAAGCTGCAGGCCCACAATTTGTTACAGCCAGTGGTGGAACAGAAACCACTTGTGGTAATTTTAAAATTCATTCATTTACAGGTCCTGGAACTTTTACAGTTTCGTGTGCAGGTAATCCTCAAGGCTCTAATACAGTTTCATATCTAGTTGTTGCTGGAGGTGGTGCTGGATCTCAAAATATTGGAGGCGGTGGTGGAGCTGGAGGATTTAGAGAAGGTAGAACTCCTACTTGTTCTTATACAGTTAGTCCATTAAACGCACCAGCTGGTTTACCAGTTTCAGCACAAGCATATTCAATAGCAGTCGGTGGAGGTGGAACTGGTACTCCAGGCCCTTCGGGTTCATTAGGAACTAGTGGAGCAGTTTCAACTTTTTCAACAATTACATCTGCTGGAGGTGGAATGGGAGGTATTGGTAGTCCAACTACTAGTGCTGGATCTGGTGGTTCAGGAGGCGGAGCTTCAGGAAATAGTAATCCTACTGGTACAGGAGGAGCAGGTGATACACCTCCAACAAGTCCTGCTCAAGGTTTTCCTGGTGGTAATAGTGGTCCGTATGCACCTACAAGTTATGGTGCTGGCGGTGGTGGTGGAGCTACAGCAGCAGGCAGTGCAGGCACTCCTGGTAATCCAGCGGGTGGACCTGGAGGAGCAGGGGCAACAACACATATTACAGGAAGTCCAGTAGCTTATGCTGGAGGGGGAGGTGGATCAGCTTGGTGTTCTGGTTCAGGAACTCCAGGATCTGGTGGAACAGGTGGTGGTGGACCAGGTGGTGATAATCCTGGAACTGCAACACCAGGCACAGTTAATACAGGCGGTGGCGGTGGTGGTGCAAGTGCTACACCAGTTTCTGGTAATGGTGGTTCAGGAATAGTAGTAATAAGGTATAAATTTCAATAGTTGAATGGTAATTAAAATTAATATATAAGGAGAAACATTATGGCACATTTTGCAAAACTAGGATCAAACGGAAAAGTTATTCAAGTATTAACTTTGAATAATGATGATATGTTAAACGCTGATGGTGTTGAAGATGAAACAGTAGGACAACAATATTTAGAGACACATAATAATTGGCCTGCACAAATGTGGATTCAGACATCTTACAACACACAAGGTGGTACACATTTAGGCGGTGGTACACCATTAAGAGGAAACTACGCAGGTATAGGTTATACTTGGGACGAAGATGATCAAATCTTTTGGCCTAAAAAACCATATGCATCTTGGGTAAAAAATATGACAACTGCAAGTTGGGATTCACCAATTGGTGATGCTCCAGCATTAACAGCTGAACAAGAATCACAAAATACAGCTGATACTCATATGTGGCACTACGCTTGGAATGAAGCTAATACAACTTGGGACTTGACAGACTCAAAAGCATAAATTAAAAATGGTGGTGGTATGCAGAAGAAAGTATTAACAGAGCAAGCATTATATTACGGTGATGTGGCAATGCCTAAAGATTGGGACATTGACCGAGATAAATTATCAGGTGACATTTTACAATCCGTAATTCAAAACAAAGATTTTCCATTCTCACGAACTTGGGATATGTTAAATACCTATATGCGAGATCACGTTAATCTTAAATATGGTTTTAGTTTAATTAACAAAGAAACGTGGGGAAATATTTATAAACCTGCGGAAACAACAATTCCTTTATTAAATATTGATCCGGTGGATCTACGTAACTCTCCAGATTATACATTACTTTATGGTGTAAAAGTCAAAGATTGTAATGTTCGAATACATTATGAAGATAACAGACGTAAAGGAAGAAGTTGGGACATAGAACTTAAAAATAATATGTTTATTATGTTTCCATCAACGAATATGTATTACCTAACTAACAATCAAAAAGATTCATTAAACTTTGTACAAACAATAACCTATGAATATATCTAATTACTATTGGTATTTTAGTGGTGTACTTACACCAAAGTTTTGTGATGATGTAATAGCTTATGCAAATTCACAAGAAGAAGTAATGGCTAGAACAGGTGGTTATGGAGATAAAAAATTAAATAAACAAGAAGTTAAAGATTTAAAAAGAAAAAGAAACTCTGATTTAGTTTGGTTAAATGATACTTGGATATATAAAGAATTACATCCATACGTGCACGAAGCTAATAGACAAGCTGGTTGGAACTTTGATTGGGAAAGATCAGAATCGTGTCAGTTTACAAAATACAAACATAATCAATACTATGATTGGCATTGTGATAGTTGGGATAAAGTTTATGACAGAAAAGATCCTAATCATCCAGAGCACGGCAGAATTCGAAAGCTATCTATGACTTGTCAATTAACAGATGCTTCCGAATACACAGGTGGTGAATTAGAATTTGATTTTAGAAACTACGATCCACATATGAGAGACGAAGCTAAACATTTAAGAAGAGCAAAAGAGATTTTACCTAA